TATTTTCAGGAGTTTGAGTGTTCTTTCGACAGTCCGGTGGAAGGCTCTTATTACGGGGAAATTCTTAACGAACTCCCTGATAACCATTTTGCGGAAATCCCAAGGGACGACCTCTGTAAAACCTTTGCGGCGTGGGATTTGGGGGTGGGCGACAGTACGGCAATATGGATTGCTCAAGCCGCAGGCCAGGAAGTCAGGCTTCTAGACTATATCGAGAACCACGGTCAAGGTTTAGACTGGTATGTGCGGGAACTGACAAACAGGAACTGGCACAAGGCCCAGATGCTCCTGCCTCACGATGTGGAAGTCAGAGAACTAGGCACTGGTAGAAGCCGCCTAGAGGTTCTCAGAGAGGCTGGATTGGATTGCACAGTAGTACCCCGCTTGGGAGTGGATGACGGCATACAGGCCGTGAGAAGGCTGCTCCCGAGGTGCTGGTTTAATATGCCGCAGGTAAAACAGGGTTTGGATTGTCTCAGAAACTACAGGCGGGAATATGACGAGAAGCGAAATGTTTTTTATGACAAGCCTTTACATGACTGGGCTTCTCACGGCAGCGACAGTTTTCGCTATTTGGCTTGCGGCATGGATACAAATAGCAACTGGGCAAAGCCTCTTACCGTTACGACTAAATGGATAGTGTGATGACCGAAATCGAACTAAAAGCGATCATAGAGTCAGAAATTGACAATGCTCTTGGGTATCTCGAAACCGAAACCACAGAGCAGCGCAGGAAAGCCCTACAGTTTTATAACCGTGACCCCTATGGCAACGAGGTAGAGGGAAGGTCACAGATCGTCACCGGCGAGGTTGCGGAGGCTGTAGACGGTGCGCTGCCTCCCTTGCTGCGGGTGTTTACCCAAGGAGACGAGATCGTCCGTGCGGAACCACAAGGCCCAGGAGACGAGGAAGTCGCCAAACAGGTAACAGACTACCTAAACTGGGTGTTCTACCGTGACAACCCAGGTTTCTCCGTCTTAAACATTTGGTTCAAAGACGCACTGTTACAGAAGAACGGGATTGTAAAGGTCTGGTGGGATAACCAGAAAGACATTACGACCGAGGAATACGAGAACCTAAACGAGGAAGAAATCGCCCTCATGCTTGCAGACGAGTCTGTAGAGATCGTCGAGCAGGAAGCTATCCAGATCGGCGAGGTTCCGACTCCTGCGATGGATATGATGGGGCAACCTATGTTAGACGAGATGGGCCAGCCTGCGGTGCAGATGCAGCCTGTCTTTGCCTACAACGTCAAGGTCAAGAAAGTACAAAAGTACGGGCAGGTGCGGGTAGAAAACGTGCCTCCAGAAGAGTTCATTATCAGCAAAAAGGCTAGAACGATAGGGGATACACCTTTCTGCGCCCATCGTCGCCTGGTAAGCCGTTCAGAACTGGTAGCGATGGGTTTCGCTGCGGATGTGGTGGAAAACCTGCCGACATACGAGGATTTGACCTTCACGCCTGAGAGGGTTGCGCGGTATAGCGAGGGCGAGCAGCCTTTAGACCGCGAGACGATAAACACCGCCATGCAGGAGATAGAGACATTCGAGTGCTACATTCGGGTGGACACAGACGGCGATGGCATCGCAGAACTGCGGAAGGTCTACTACGCAGGCAACGAGATTCTGGAAGACGAAGAGATAGACTACAACCCATTCTGTTCTATTTGCCCCATTCCGATGCCGCACAAGTTTTTCGGACATTCCTTGGCTGATAGGACGATGGACTTACAGTTGATTAAGTCCACGATTACCCGTCAGATTTTGGATAACCTGTATCTGACAAACAATGCCCGAGTAATTGCGGTAGATGGTCAGGTGAACTTAGACGACCTGCTAACTGTCACACCTGGCGGGGTAGTTCGTGTTAAGAATCCCCAGGCGGTTACTCAGCTTGCGGTGGCTCCGGTAGCAAACCAGAGTTTTCCCATGCTGGAGTATATGGATCAGGTACAACAGAAGCGCACTGGCATAAATCAAAACAGTCAAGGACTGGATGCCAACATTCTGCAAAACACCACGGCAGCAGCAGTTGCGGCAATGCAAAATGTCGCAGCAGGCAGGATCGAGCTAATCGCCCGAGTATTTGCAGAAACAGGTGTGCGGGAGATGTTTATTAAGATTCTCCACCTGCTTTGTAAGTATCAGGACAAGCCCAGGGTTGTGCGGATGCGGAACAAGTATGTATCTGTAGATCCAAGGGAGTGGAAGAACCAATACGATATTCACATAAATGTCGGCCTTGGAACTGGAACCCGTGAGCAACAGTTGACCATGCTGTCTGCGGTGCTACAAAAACAGGAGCAGCTACTTGGAACGCAAGGAGTTAGTGGCCCGTTGGTTGGCCTCTCTCAATATAGATCCGCGCTTGGCAGGTTTGTCGAAGCTGCTGGTTTTGTTGATTCCGCAGAGTTCTTTAAGGACATCACTCCAGAAACAGAACAGCAGATGGCAGCGCAGGCGCAGCAGCCGCAGGCAAGCCCAGAAGTTCAAGTAGTAATGGCCCAGGTTCAAGCGGCGCAGGCCAAGGCGCAGGCCGACATACAAGTCCAGCAAATGAAAGCCCAGGCAGACATACAGTTGGCTAGGGAAAAGGCTGCGGCAGAGATACAGTTAGCCCGAGAGAAGGCAGAGGCCAACCTACAGTTAAAGATTGCGGAGTTCCAAGCTGAGTCTCAAATGAAAGCAGCCAAGGTCGGGGCCGAAATCACAGGCAATGTGGAAATCCCAGGAGAGCGACGCATTTGAACAAAGCAGAGAGGGCTAGAACCCTACTGAACGACGAGTTTTTCCAAGAACTTGTAAAAGAACAACAAGAGTTGTATATTTACAACATTATCAACAGTCCTGAGACGGATGTAGACCTGCGGGAACGCAGTCTTATGAAGCACAGGGCAATAGCAGAATTTATAGCGTCACTCGAATCTATAGCGGCACAGACCGAAATAGACAAGAAGCGCTGGAAGATTTTTTAAGGAGAAAGTATGGACACCAACCCAGAGGGGAGTGTTAAGACAGTTGGCGATGCAGCCGGAGCTTTCCTGAGTCTGATGGAACCAGAGGAGCCGCAAGGCGAACCAGAGGTTGCGGAAGAACAGGAGATCGAAAGCGAAGAGCAGGAAGAGTACGGGGAAGAAGAAGAGCAGGAACAGACCCCCACCTACCGCGTAAAGGTAGGCAAGGACGAGGTTGAGGTTCCGCTTGACGAGCTACTCAAAGGATATTCGCGGACTGCTGACTATACTAGGAAGACTCAGGAAGTTGCGGAACAGCGCAAGTTTGTAGAGGCTGAACGGCAACGGATAGAGGAAGCCAACAGACTCCGAGATGTCTACGCCCAAAGGTTGCAGGTTATAGAGCAGATGCTCTCCCAGCCTGAGAAAGCGGAAGACTTGGCTTCTCTGAAGGAAAACGACCCAATCGGTTATGCGGTACGGGTTGCTGAACAGTCAGAGAAAGATAAACAGCTTGCGGCGGTAAGAGCAGAGCAGCAGCGTATTGCACAGCAACAACAGTCCGAACAGTCCGAGAGGCTAAAGGCCCACCTCGCTGGAGAGGCTGAAAAGTTGCAAAGCGCGATACCTGAGTTCGCAGACCCTGCAAAGCGTGAAGTCATTAAAAACGATGTGCGGAACTACGCCAAGCAGATTGGATTTACTGACGAGGAACTTGCACAGGTCTATGACTCACGGGCGGTGCTGGCGCTGTATAAGGCGGCACAGTACGACAAGCTAGTAGCGAATAAGACCGAGGCAACCAAAAAGGTTGTGCAGGCTCCGAGAATGATGCGACCAGGCTCCTTTACGCCAGAGGCTAGAGAGAGTCAGGAAGTAAAGAAAACCAGAGATGCGCTGCGGAAGTCTGGTAGAAAAGACGATGCGGCGCGACTATTTGAACGCTTACTGTAAAGGAATTAAATCATGTCTCAGTACAAAACTTATGCCGCGCAAGGACTGCGTGAAGACCTCACCGATATCATTTATGATATTTCCCCCACTGACACGCCTATTATGTCGTCTATCGGCAAGGGCAAGGCTTCGGCTACCTTCCATGAGTGGCAGACCGACTCTCTCGCCGCGGCTACCACTGGTAACGCTGCTGTAGAAGGTGCTACCGCTACGGAAGCTACCCTGGCTCCCACAACCCGTCTTGGCAACAACACTCAGATTGTTCAGAAGACCGTTATGGTTTCTGGCACGCTGGATGCTGTAAATAAGGCAGGCAGAAAATCTGAAAAAGCCTATCAACTTGCTAAAGCATCCTCAGAAATAAAGAGGGACATAGAGGCAACTATCACGGCTAACCAGGCTCGTGCGGCTGGCGACAGTTCTACTGCTCGCAAGATGGCTGCTCTTTTGTCTTGGATCAAGACCAACACGAACAAGGCTGGTGACGGTGGCGATCCCACCACAATCGGCGTGTCTGTTCGTACCGACGGCACTACCCGCACCTTTACCGAGACTCTGCTGAAAGATGTTGTCCAGAAAGTGTTTACTGCTGGCGGCACTCCTTCGGTTCTGGTTGTCTCGCCTGCTGGTAAGCAGAAGGTTTCGGAATTTACGGGTATTGCCCAGCATCGTATCAACACTCAGGGAACCGGCAAGGTCACAATCCTCGCTGGGGCTGATTTATATCAGTCAGATTTTGGGGTACTTCAGGTCATCCCATCTCGCTTTATGAGAACTCGCGATGCTTTGGTTCTCGATCCCGAGTACGCAAGCATGAACTACCTGCGTCCGTTCCAGACCAACGACCTGGCAAAAGTCGGCGATGCCGAAAAGACCCAGATTCTTGCTGAACTGACTCTGGAAGTGAAGAACGAGGCCGCACACGGTATCGTGGCTGACTTGAACTTTGCGCTGTAAACTGTAGAATAGGGGGTGGGTAACTGCCCCCTATCTCGGAGCTTGCTTGAAAGCAACACTTTCTGACAATGGAATACTGACCCAGGTTGTTGCGGATGATGGCAACGGTGGGATTCTCATAGAGACATCTCAGGATGTAACAGAGATAGTCGAACGAAACAAAGCCAGGTATGCACAAACCGACGAACGCGCCAGATGGGGCGAGTGGTCGCATATCGGTGAACTCCCAATGGCTGTGATACACGACCTAAATGCAAAGGGTCTAATGCGTGGGTTCCACGTTGTAGACCAAAAGAAGTTTAAGGATTGGTTAAACCATCCAGACAACAGGCATTTCAGGAGCAGACCAGGGAGGATTTAATGAAGGTTGCGATCTGTATCCCTTCACGCGGGGATATGATGATTGGAACTGCTTTCGATCTCGCAACAATGTGCGGGTACGACAGCAGGTTTAGAGACGGTTCACAGGCGATCTACACGGTTGCTGGGACGCTTATCTTTGACCAGAGGAACAAGTTAGCAGAGGCCGCGCTAGAAGAAGGTGCGGATTATGTTCTCTGGGTAGATGCAGATATGCGGTTCCCTAAGAACACGATAGAACGGCTGCTTTCCTTAGACAAGGACATTGTTGGGGTAAATGCCACAACGAGGACGCACCCTGTAGGGCCAACAGCTAAGAATCTGACGATTGACTACGAGAAGAAAGAAAACCACTGGACTCCCGTAGATAGCAAGAACAAGACAGGAATCGAGAGAGTTACCGCGATTGGCTGCGGTGTAATGTTAGTAAAGCGCAAGGTTTTCGAGCGTACACCGAAACCTTGGTTTTACTTTTACGAGCTACCTGGCGGCAAGATTCTTGGGGAAGATGTGCATTTCTGCGTTGCGGCGCATGACGCTGGTTTTGAGATTTGGGTAGACCACGATCTAAGCAAGACAATCGGGCATATCGGACAATACACATTTAGCTGGGATGACGTAAAACATGAGCCTAACAAACTACAGCGACCTAAAGACAACGGTCGCAAACTACCTCGGAAGAAGTGACTTAACAGCACAGATTCCCACGTTCATTACCCTGGCTGAAGTCCGTCTTGCAAGGCAGTTGCGGATTCGGCAGATGCTAAAGACAGTAACGACCACCACTACTGGCGGCGACAAGACAATCGGGCTTCCCAGCGACTTTATCGGGATTCGTGATCTCTACTTAGACACGACCCCGAAAACGCCTCTTTCTTATGTTTCACCGTCTGCGCTAACCCGTGACACAATGTCACACGAAGTAAGAAAGCCTCTGTTCTACACGCAGGCAGGGCTGGAGTTTGTTTTATCTCCAGTCCCAGATACGACTTATTCTGTAGTGATGTTGTATTACGCTAAACCGCCTGCGTTGTCGGACAGCAATCCTAGCAATGTATTTATGGCGGTCTGTCCAGATGCGCTTCTGTATGGCTCTTTGCTAGAGGCAGAGCCTTATCTTATGAACGATGCGCGGCTACAGACGTGGTTGAATCTGTACGGTAGTGCGGCTCAAGCCTTGGCTGAGTCTGACAATGCGGCAGAATATGCCGGTGTTCCTATTTCTATGAGTGTGGGGTAATTATGGCTGAACTATCGAACTATCTCGAAAACAAACTGTTAGACCACGTTCTCCGCAACGAGTCTTTCACCTCTCCGACCACTGTTTATGTCGGTCTGTATACGTCCAATCCTGGCGACGACAACTCTGGCACAGAGGTTTCTGGTGGCTCTTATGTTCGCCAGATTCTGAATGTCACTACCGCTACGGCGGGCATTGTCACTTCTTCTGCGGATGTCACCTTCCCCCAGGCTACGGCACAGTGGGGAACGATCTCCCATATCGGTCTTTTGGATGCGCTATCAAGCGGGAATCTGCTTATGCACACGCCTCTTACGACTTCAAGGGCTGTGGAGGTTGGTGACGTTCTAAAGATCGCAACCGGCAGTTTGACCGCAAGCCTTGACTAATGTTCTTAACGCTGGAGGAGCTAGACCAGTTTGGGGCGCTAGATTCCTTACCCTTCAGTCTCGATAACAACTGGACACCAGAGGGTGTTTGTGGGCCTTTTACGCTTGAAGGGCTGGACATTTTTGGAGACTTAGACTCTCTCCAGTTTTCGCTAGATTCAGATATTTGGAACACAGCCTGTGCCAAACTTGGTGCGGGGCAAGTGCAGGGCATAGGCAATCTCTTTGCAGACCTAGACTTTAGACTCCCGATAGACGCGCAAGCCTCTTTTTTCGGGGAAGGAACCCTGACGGCGAGCATTGTCAGGGTGCGAGAAATTCAGGCAGATATTGCTGGGTTTGGGGAGCTTAACGGTTCTCTGAACAAGGTAATGGGCGCAGAGGCCGTGATAAACGGCACTGGTAGCCTTTCTGCGGATGGCATAAGGGTAAGGCTTGTAGAGGGTGTCATAACAGGCACAGGAACGCTTGTAGCGGGTTCAGATAGGACTAGGACGGTATCCGGTTCTATCACAGGATTCGGTGAGTTATCTGCCCTTGCGGGGATGAATTTAGAGGCTGTTGCTCACATATTTGGTGAGGGGCAGTTGGCGGCTAATGTTATAAATACTATGGCTCTGCGTGCGGTAGTGACTGCAAATGGTTCTTTAAGTGCGATTCCGTATAAGTTCGGGGAAGAGTGGGGGCCAGTTGCAGACGAGGTTAACACTTGGGTTCCGGTTCCCACGGATGGCAATGTTTGGACTGAGATTCAACCAGGGCAAAATACATGGCAATAACAAAAGTTGAGTTTTCGGAGTGGCTACCAGACCAGCCTGGGGTAGTAGGCGCTCTTTCTAACGCTCGCAATGTATTTCCCAAAGCTGTAGGGTATGGGCCATTTCCAGAAGAAGAGGACTATTCTAACGCTGCGCCAGAGCAGTTAAACAATGCGGTGCAGGCAGTAGACCCTAGCGGGAACATTCGGTTATATGCGGGTGGCGAGACAAAACTGTTCTTGTTTAACTCTGCAAACAACAACCTAGAAAATGCTGGTGCTACATATTCGCAGACGGAAAAGTGGCGTTTTACCCAGTTTGGTAATTTCCTAATTGCGGCTAACGGGCTAAACAAGTTGCAATATGTAGACTTAGCGACTACAACAACCTTTGAAGACTTAGACGCTTCTGCGCCTACCGCAAAGCTGCTTACGGTGGTTCGGGATTTTGTTGTAGTGGGAAATACCAGCACAGAGTCAAATGGTGTGCAGTGGTCTGGAATAAACAACCCACAGACGTGGTTAGAGTCTGCGGTTACACAATCAGACACGCAGGTCGTCCCTGATGGTGGCAGAGTTGTTGGGTTGACTGGTGGCGAGTTTGGCTTAGTGCTGTTAGAAAAAGCTATTGTGCGGATGTCTTACGCGGGAAGTCCTTTTGTATTCCAGTTTGACAAGATCGCCAGCAATATAGGCTGTTTTGAAAGCAACTCTGTGGTTCAGTGGCAGGGGATAACTTACTTCCTTGCGGACGATGGTTTCTGGTCGTGCGATGGGCAAAGATTAGAGCCTATCGGTGCGGAAAAAATAAACCGACATTTTTTCTCCACTTTAGAGGAGTCGGTAATTGAGGAGATGTCTGCCTCTATAGACCCGTTTAGATCTTTGGTGATTTGGGGTTATCCGAGCATAGACAACACCTACAGGCTAATTATTTACCATTGGCTGACAAAGAAGTGGAGTTTTGCGGAGACAACCGTAGACGCTATTTCTAACATTGCTGCGCCTGGTGTAACACTAGAGCAGTTAAATCAGTTCTCAGCATCGTTAGATGACTTACAGACCTCCCTAGACGCGCGGGTATGGCTAGGTGGGAAGATGTTCTTAGGTGGGGTAAAGAACGGCAAGATTATTTCGTTCTCTGGCCCTAACAAGGTAGCAAGGCTTACCACTGGTGACATATCTACAGAGCAGAATATGAGCATGGTGACTCTTGCTAGGCCAATTGTGGATAACGGACTTGCGAGTGTTGCGGTGGCCTCCCGTATGAATTTAGCTGCGGAAGTAAACTTTGGCTCTCTAGTAGCTGCGGATTCTGAGAACCGAGTGGGTTTGCGGTCTTTGGGCAGGTATCACAGGTTGCAGACAGAGCCTAACGGTGACTGGACTACGGCAATCGGTGTTGAGGTGGATATACAGTCTGCGGGGATGCGCTAATGCAGTTTCGCAAACTGCCTCCGTTTGGTGGTGATCCGCGAACAGTTGCGGAGATTCTAAATCTGGTGCTGGATGGGAAAACCAACAATACCGGCTTGGTGACGTTTGATACCGGAAATGTTACAAGTACAACATTGTTTGACGAGCGTATCTCTGTAGATACTAAGATCGTGCTGATTCCGTTCTCGGATGCTGCAGAGGATGACTCAGCGCCTTATGCACAGTTCTCGGACTACAACGATCAGGCGGCGACCACGATTGGCTTAGAGAGTATTCTGGGTTTAGATACCACAGACTTAAGCAATGGGGTTTATCTTACAGACGGAAGCAAGATAAATTTCCGCAACCCTGGAAAGTATGCGATTCAGTTCTCGATCCAAGTGGTCAACACTGCAAACGATGTGCATAGTATTGACATTTGGTTTAAGAAGAACGGTTCTAATATAAACAAGTCAAACAGTAAGTTTGGCATCAAGCCCAGAAAGTCTAGTGGGCAACCGTCTCAGCTTATTGCGGCTACGATGGTGTTTTTTGATGTGGATTCTGACGACTATATCCAGATCGCCTGGAGGCCAACAAGCACAGATGTTTCTTTCGAGCATTTCCCTGCGGTGTCTGCTTCTGCTGGGGTAACTCCTGCGATACCGGAAACGCCAACGTGTTTTATAACGGTGCAGTTTATAGCGCCGTATGCTTATAGTAATGTGTATGTCAGTTCGCAGACAAAAGGTAGCGCGGT